TCTTTGGTGGCTTTCTTCTCAGCCGTCAGAACAACTTCTGCCACTTCTGAAATGCTGTCGAGCGCCACCGTTTTGAATGATTTCGACTCGGAGCTATCACGCAGCCAGGCATAAGCCTCGCGCAAATCGTCCATTGAGCCGATCTCAATGTATGGCACATCAGCGTCAGCGATGGACAGTAAGCCGCCTTCAGCGGATAGCACCACCGGATTCGGCAGTGTTTTGATGAGCGAGGTCTTGCCTGCTCCAGCTTGTCCATAAACAAGCAATTTGATTCCATCGCTCGCTAACTGCGAGCTACGTTTAAGATTGATCGCCATCTTTTAACCTCCTGTAAGCTGCACCGTCGGCCAATTCCGTTTGTGCAGTGGTTGTACTCTATCAAGACTTCTGATAGATTGCAACAACGCAATCAAACTTTTTTAACAAAAGGACACAACAAAATGACGCTTGAACAGATCCGGGTGGCATTGGCCGACCGGAAGGTTTCAGTGGTGGCCAGGGCGACGAAAGTCCACCCGAACACCATCCGTAACCTGATTAATGATCCAAAAGCAAACCCCACGCATCGAGTAGTCCAGGCATTGTCTGAGTACCTCAGCGGGGGTTTGTCTAATGGCTGATCTAACAAAAGTATTGGGAGGGCCATGGGCACCACCACCTGCGCCAGTCTTAGCGCCACCAGAGCTGCAATTTAGGGATGCCATGCTTGCGGCAGGTGTTACGCCGCCCGATGAATTGATCCTGGATGGGCAGCTTCGCCGGTTTCGCACTGACAACAAACGCACCGACCGCTCAGGATGGTACGTAGGTCACGCCGATGGGATCGTGACAATGATCTGGGGCGACTGGCGTCAAGGCATAGAACAAACCATAAAAGCGACCATAAAGCGCCCATATACCGTGGCTGAGGAAATGGCTCACGTTGCTCGAGTGGCAGCAGCAAAAGCCGCTAGGGATGCGGAGCGCAAGAAGCAAAATCAAGCTGCGGCCAGCACTGTCGATATCATATGGAGCGAGGGCGCAGCAGCCAGCCCAGAGCACCCGTATCTCAAGCGCAAAGGGATCCAGCCACACGGCGCCAAGATCACCGGAGACGGTAGGCTTATGGTGCCGCTCTTTGATGGGTCGGGCGTGCTCGCCAGTCTCCAATACATTGACGCAGAGGGCGGTAAGCTCTATCACCCTGGCGGCAGTGTAAGCAATAAGTTTTGCATTATCGGCACCTTGGATGTGCCAGGCGTGTTGTATGTGGCAGAAGGTTACGCCACCGCCGCCACTATCCACGAGGTCAGTAAGCGCCCGGTCGTGGTGGCCTATAGCGCCAGCAATCTGGTGTCAGTGACAGGCACAATGCGCGATCTTTACGGTCAGCAGCAAGACATTGTGATTGTGGCGGATAACGATGCCAGCGGCGTAGGCCAAAAGTATGCAGAGCAAGCCTGCGCCAAGTACGGGGTGCGTATGGTCATGCCCCCAATTCAAGGCGATGCCAATGATTACGCACAGGCTGGGCAGGATCTGGCGGCGTTGTTGAATCCGCAGGCTGACAAGACCATGTTGGACAAACTAAAAGTTGTGTTTGGCGATTCATTGCCACTCGACTACGAGGCGCCGAACGAATTGGTTGAAGGATTAATGACCATCGGGGGCATGGCTGTTTTGTATGGAGACAGCAACAGCGGCAAAACATTTTTTGCTTTATCTCTGGCAGCACACATTGCCAGCGGTCAGGAATTTTTCGGTCGGCAAATTGATCCTGGCCTTGTGGTGTATTTAGCCAGTGAATCACCAGGCTCTATCCGATCACGTATGCAGGCCATTAAAAAGCATTACGGATGCGACCTAGCCGATCTTGCTATGGTGCCTGTACCACTCAATTTCTACTCCAATCAAGGCGATGCTAATGACGTGATTGAGTTGGTCAAAACAATTGAGGAAATTAAAGGTAAGCCAGTGCGTCTCATCATTGGCGACACCCTGGCCCGTATGTCAGCCGGAGCGAACGAGAACAGCGGCGAGGACATGGGGCCAGTAATGGCGAGGTTTGATGCAGTAGCACAAGCCACCAACGCAGCAATTTTGATTATTCACCACAACGGAAAAGACCAGGCCAAAGGCGCTCGAGGTTGGTCAGGGATTCGGGCTCATATTGATACCGAAATTGAAGTAGTAGAGAAAGACGGTATAAGGTCTGCAACTATAACCAAACAAAGGGAGTTATCTGGCAAGGGAGATAGTATTTATTTTCAGCTTAAAGTTGTTGAAATGGGCGTCACCAAATTTGGAAAACCGGCCACCACTTGCGTTGCAATTCCAGATGAGTCAGCTAGCACAGAACAACCACACAAGCGACCAACAAAGCACGATGAAACATCCAGGACTATGGAGCGCGGGTGGTTTAATAGTGGGGCAGAAATAAGGGAGGATAAACCTTATATTAGCCGGTCTGCTTTAAGGGATTTTCTTGTTCAAAATGGTATGTCAGATCGCACCGCGAAGAACAAAACCGAGGCCAGTCGGAATGATGGATTGATCGCCCCGATGCTCAACTCAGGCATGATTGAGCCGTTTGAACATGGATGGATCTTTGTGAACGAGGCCCAAGTAAGCGCCATGTTGATGCGCAAAAACAGTGCCCCTAAATGCCCCTGAGTGCCCCTAGGGGCGTTAGGGGCGATTAGGGGCGAATGTGAAAAAATCCACAAAAAACGCCCCGCCCCGCCCCTAAAACGTATACGTTAGGGGCAGGTAGGGGCAAGTGGATTTCGTTAGGGGCAGGGGCAGGGGTAGTTGAAGGTGTTGCGTACTTTGTGCGTGTGCGCACAATGTGCTAGGATTGAAGCCGTAGTGTTCTATGCGTGGCTATGAGGTTGCTATGAGTCAGATCGGCGGTAAGCACTACCAGAAAGACATCCAGCCAATCGAGGCTATGGAGTGCTGGATGAGCAAGGAAGAATTGCAGGGGTTTTACTGGGGCAATGTTATTAAGTACGTGGCGAGGTGGAAGGATAAGGGCGGCCTTGAGGATCTATTAAAGGCTCAAGATTATTTAGGCAGATTAATCAAAATACAAAATGGAACATATTAGCGATGGCGTTGGTATATTGGTGATTATTGGGTTAATGATTATATTTGCAATAATGGGGACCGCTGAATAAATGTACATCGATACTTGGGTACTGGTGGTTGTTATTGGCTTGGCTCTTTATGCTTATGAGGTGAAGTGATGGCTCGAGTTTCTACTTACACCGAAATAAAAGCTAATGAGATTCTTGATTGCTTAAGCAATGGAATTCCGTTGGCTCAAGCGGTGAAAAAAGTAGGAATTGGACTCACGACTTGGTACGACTGGACTTATGCGAATGCAGAACTTGCCGAACGCTTCGCGCGCGCGAGAGCTGCTGGACACGACATCATCGCAACATCGACGCTTGAGATTGCCGATGAGCAGCCCCCGCTCACAGAACGCGGCAGCGTTGATCCTGGTTTCGTGGCATGGCAAAAGAATAGGATCTGGACCCGTCTGCAATTGCTGGCGAAATGGGACCCCAAACGGTATGGCGACAAAGTGACCGTTGGCGGCGACGCCGACAACCCGCTAAAGATCGAGCGCATTGAGCGCGTGGTGGTGGGCGAAGTGATCGAGCAGCGGGAGCTGGAAAACAAGGATTCAAACGATTAAATGATGCCAGACAACCCTACCCCTGAACTAATCCGCGAAACGCGCTCTAAGGCTGGTTTAAGCGCGTCTAAAGCGGCATCATTGATCTATCGCAGCACACGTAACTGGCAGCAATGGGAGCTGGGCGAGAGAAAGATGTGCCCGGCGTTGTTTGAACTGTTTTGTCTTAAGGTTAGAAGCAATGGATGATCCTGCACTTGATTTGGTGATGCTGAAGAAAATCTGTGTTGAGCTGCAACGTGAGTTAGCGTTTTCGTCGCCTGACATCGAAGCGGTCGTTAAGCTGGCTGATTCGGCTCGGTACCTGGCCGATTGCATTGGCGTGTGGGCGCGGAAACAGTGACCACTCTCAAAATCCAGACTCCTAGATGGGCTGTACCGCTACTCAAACCGGCGCGCTACAAGGGCGCGTACGGTGGGCGTGGATCTGGTAAGTCGCATTGCTTTGCCGAGATGCTCATCGAGGCGCATATCATGGATCAGTCGCAATCCTCGGTGTGTGTGCGGGAGATCCAGAAGTCGCTCAATCAGTCGGTCAAGCGGCTCATTGAGCACAAGATCAGCACGATGAATGCTGGGTCATACTTTGAAGTGCAGGATGCCGTCATTAAGTGCAAGCATGGGCCTGGGCTGATCATCTTCCAGGGCATGCAGAATCACACGGCTGACTCTATCAAGTCGCTTGAGGGTTACGATCGAGCCTGGGTTGAGGAGGCGCAGAGCTTGAGCCAGCGCAGTCTGGACCTGCTGCGTCCGACCATTCGTAAGCCTAACAGCGAGCTTTGGTTCACCTGGAACCCGCACAGCGCAGATGATCCAGTAGACCAACTCCTGCGAGGTGAAACGCCACCTCCTGATGCTGTTGTGACGCAGGTAAACTACATAGACAACCCGTGGTTTCCGGATGTCTTGCGTGCGGAGATGGAGTATGACCGCAAGCGTGACCCGGACAAGTTTCACCACGTATGGCGTGGCGACTACATTAAAAACTCTGAGGCGAGAGTGTTTAAGAACTGGACGGTGGAAGATTTTGAACGACCTGAAGGCACTATTTTTCGTCTTGGCGCTGACTGGGGTTTTAGCGTGGATCCATCTGTGTTGGTCCGCTGTTCAGTGGAAGGCAACCGTCTATACGTTGATCATGAGGCGTATATGATCGGGTGCGAGATTGTTAATCTGCCCGACTTGTTTGACCGTGTGCCGGAGGCTCGCAAATGGTTTATTCGTGCGGATTCAGCGCGTCCCGAAACCATCAACTACATGCAAAAACATGGTTATCCTAAGATACAGGCAGCGACAAAAGGCAAAGGCTCGGTGGAAGAAGGTATCGCGTTTCTTCAGTCACACGACATTGTGGTGCATCCTCGGTGCGTCCATCTTATTGATGAGCTTAATTCTTATAGCTACAAGATAGACCCACAGACAAACGAGGTTTTGCCTATAATTGAAGATAAGAATAACCATGTAATCGATGCTTTCCGTTATGCTTGCGAGGGAATACGTCGGGCAAAGCCAATAAAGCGCGAAGTTGTTGATGTAAAGCATCGGCCTTACATGGGGCCAACTGGCTGGATGGGGGCGTAAAAGATGCCACTAAAGAAATCAGCAAGCAAAAAAGCATTTTCAGCTAACGTCAAAACCGAAATGACGCATGGCAAGCCGCAAAAGCAAGCTGTGGCTATCGCCTATTCTGTGCAGCGCAAGGCGTCTGGCAAGTCTGCGGCTAAAAAGGGCAAGTAATGGCAAAGGATGACAAAGACCTGCTATCCACCGCACGATCCCGCCTTAACATGGCGATCTCGGCGTATTCCGAGAGCCGTGAGGATGAGATAGACGATCTGCGGTTCTATGCAGGTTCGCCGGACAACCACTGGCAGTGGCCCGCTGACGTGCTGGCGACGCGTGGTGCGGTGCAAGGGCAGACGATCAACGCTCGTCCATGCTTGACCATCAACAAGCTGCCGCAACACGTTCGCCAGATCACCAATGATCAGCGCCAGAACAGGCCGTCCGGCAAGGTAATCCCTGCCGATGATCGCGCAGATTCCGAGATGGCCGAGATTTTCAACGGCATCGTTCGGCATATCGAGTACATTTCCGACGCTGACGTGGCGTATGACACCGCTTGCGAAAACCAAGTGGCGTTTGGTGAAGGCTATCTCCGTCTGCTGACAGAGTATTGCGACGACGCGAGCTTTGACCAGGACATCAAGATCGGGCGGATCCGCAACGCGTTTTCGGTCTACATGGACCCGATGATTCAAGACCCATGCGGCGCAGATGCTAAGTGGTGTTTTATCACCGAGGACATTACCAAAGAAGATTACGAGCGCATGTTCCCGGATGCCTCGCCCGCTTCAACGTTGCAACAGCTTGGCGTTGGAGATCAAAGCATTTCGCAGTGGATCAACGAAAATACCGTCAGAATTGCTGAGTATTTCTACGTTGATTACGAGCCTGCCACGCTGAATCTGTACTACGGCAATATCACGGCGTTCGAAGGCTCGCCGGAAGATAAGCAGATGAAAGCGGCTGGCATGAAGCCTATCCGCTCTCGTAAGGTTGACCAACAAAAGGTCAAATGGTGCAAGATCAACGGTTACGAAGTGCTGGAAGAACGTGACTGGGCTGGCAAGTACATCCCTGTGGTGCGCGTTGTCGGCAATGAATACGAAGTAGATGGCCGCTTGTATGTGTCGGGCTTGGTGCGTAACGCCAAGGACGCCCAACGCATGTACAACTATTGGGTGAGCCAAGAGGCAGAGATGCTGGCCCTGGCGCCCAAAGCGCCGTTCATCGGCTACGGCGGGCAGTTCGAGGGTTACGAGATGCAGTGGAAGACTGCAAACACCCAGAACTGGCCGTATTTAGAGGTTAACCCTGACGCTACAGATGGCTTGGGCAATCCGTTGCCATTGCCACAACGTGCCATGCCTCCGAT